CGGCGTTCCGGTCGTTCAGCGCGCTATCCGTGCTCGCGCGCGCCTCGAACAGCGCGGGCGTCCCGACAGAGCTCGCGGCTGGTACGAACGATCGGGTGCTCGCGCGCACGGGCGACGCGCTCACGTTCACCCAGGTATCGAACGCGATGCTCGCCAACATGGCCGCCGGCACCGTGAAGGGGCGGCAGATTGACGCGGGAACGGGCGACCCCGTCGACCTCGTCGGCAGCGAGCTCGCGGAAATCATCCGGTGGAGTAACCGCCTGGTCGAGAGCGTCGGCGGGACATTCACCGACCACGCCCTCGACACCCTGGTCGACCACTGGTCGTTCACGGCCACCAGCACCCTCACCGGCATCGCCAACGGCAGCGAGGGCCGCGAGCTCATCATCGCCAACGACGCGGCGGCGGGCTCGGGCGTCACCGTCACGATCACGCAATTCGCGACGAGCCTCTCGGGCAACCGGTTCCTCAACCCCGACGCTGCGAACCTGCTCCTGCTCCCGGGCGGCGCGGCGCGCTTCCGCTACATCGCGAGCCGCTGGCGGTGCGTGGGCGCGACGGGCCTGTCTGCGGTCATTCGCGACGGCGACAAGGGCGACATCACGACCAGCGCGAGCGGCGCGACCTGGACCATCGACAACGACGCGGTCACGAACGCCAAGCTCGCCAACATGGCGGCCGACACGTTCAAGGCGAACGTCACCGGCTCGACCGCTGACCCGACGGACCATTCGCTAGCGACATTCGCCGGAGCCGGGCTCACCTACACGAGCACGACGGGCATCATGGCCGTCGGCGCCGGCACTCACATCACGGCAAACGCCAATGACGTGGCGGTGGACGTAACCAGCTTGCTGGCGGCCATCGACTCGACCAGCATCGTGGTCAACGCGGGCACGCTCGAACGCGCCGCGCTCACCGGAGCCATCACCGCCGCGCAGAACAGCAACGCGACGCTGTTTGATACGAACGCCTCGGGCGCTGGCCTCACCGGCGGCGGCACGGCGGTCCTCGCGGTCGGGGCGGGAACGGGCATCACCGTCAACGCAAACGACGTGGCGGTAACGATCCCGCTCACGGACGGCGACAAGGGCGACGTCACGGTAGCCAGCAGCGGGACGAGCTGGACGATCGACGCCAACGCGGTGACCACGGCGAAGATCCTGGACGCCAACGTCACCCTCGCCAAGCTCGCGAACCTCGCCGCGGGTACGGTCATCGGCAGGCAGATTGACGCGGGCACGGGCGTGCCGGTGGCGCTCACGGGCGGCGAGATAGCCGAGATTTTCCGCCACGCCAACGTCACGACCGAGGCCGTGGGCGGAACGTTCACCGACCACGCGCTCGACATGCTCACCGACGTGTGGAACTTCACCGCGACGAGCACCGTCACCGGCATTGCCGGCGGCACCGCGGGCAAGGTCCTGTACTTCTACAACGGCGCCGCCGCGGGCTCGGGCGTGACGGTCACGCTCACCCAGTTTGCAACGAGCCTCACCGGTAACCGGTTCCTGAACCCAGACGCCGCCAACCTGCTTTTGCAGCCGGGCAGTGCGGCGCTGTACATCTACGTGTCGAGCCGCTGGCGGTGCTTTGCCACCACCGGCACGGCCGCCGTGATTCGCGACGGCGATAAGGGTGACATCACGACCAGCGCGAGCGGCGCGACCTGGACCATCGACAACGACGTCGTCTCGGACGCGAAGCTCCGCAATAGCGCCGCACTATCGGTCATCGGGCGGAGCGCGAACAGCACGGGCGACCCGGCAGACATCGCGGCCGCAAACGACGGCGAGGCGCTCCGGCGGAGTGGCACGACGCTCGGGTTCGGAACCATCGCGACGGCGGGCATCACGGACGCGGCGGTCACGCTCGCCAAGATGGCGAACCTCGCCCAGTCGCGCATCATCGGCCGAGCCGAGGGGGCGGGCACGGGCGTTCCGACGGCGCTCACCCCGACGGAAGTCATCGCCATCGTAGACGGCGAAAGCCCGACGTGGACGGGTAGCCATTCGTTCACGGGCACGACGCACACCGTCAACGTCTCGGGCGCCATCACGATGGAGGGCGACGCGGACGTGTCGCTCGCGAGCGTTACGGGCGGGCTCGCGCTCGGCGCGGGTCACGTGGTCGTGTCGCCCAACGTCGACAACGGCGACGTCGTAATCAACGCCACGGGCGGCATTGCCATCAACGCGAACGCGGTCACCGCGGTAACGGGGGCGGCGACGGGGGAGGTGGCCATCACCGCCACGGACATCGTCCTCGGCGCGTCCGATGACGTGTCGATCTCCGCTGCTGGCGACACGACCGTCTCAGGATCGACGTCGCTCACGCTCAGTAGCGCGGCCACCATCGCCCTGTCCGGCGGAGGCGACATCACGCTCAGCGCGAGCGATGACATCGCGCTGAGCGTGGGCGACGCCATCACGCTCGATGCTCCCGGCGTGATCACCATCACCGGCGACGGCGGGCTCGAATTGTTCAGCACCGGCGGCGTGCACATCGACGCTAGCACCGACTTCGTGAGGGTAAATGGCGGGTTCCGGCGCACCGAGATCCTGGCCAACTCGACGAACGGCACGATCAACGATCTGGCGATCGGCCACGTCAACACGGTCCGGTTCACCGCCGCCGACATACTCACCGGGATGGTGCCCTCCGCCGATTGGCAGGAGGTCTACCTCATCAACGCGAACATCGGCGACGATCTGCGCGTCGATTTCGAGAGTATCTCGAGCACGGCCGCCAACCGTTTCGCAGGGTTCGGCACGTCGCGCCTCATCAACGCCCGGGACATCGCGATAGCCGTCTACGACGGGACCAGCTCCCGCTGGCGTCTGTTAGTCTACCCGCAATGAACGCCGTCATCATCACCCCGGTCTACAGCCACGCACACGAGGAGCTGGACCTCGCCATCAAAACGAGCGGCATCCCCAGCCGGCGCCTCTACGGCCACAGTGACCTACCCCGGGCCCGTAGCCTCCTCATCGAGATTGCGCTCCAGACGGGCGCCGAGCGGGTGATCTTTGTGGACGCGGACACCATCCCGGCGCCGGACCACCTCCGCGCGCTCGCCCAGAGCCCCGCCGTGACGCCTGAGCGGGCCGTGTGGGGGCTCTACCCGCTCCGGGAGGGCGACCGCTGGAGCGTCCAGCCCGAAGGCAGCGCGGAGGCGGCGGAGCGGGCCATCGCGCGCGCCGTCCCGTTCCCCATTCGACAGGGCGGGCTCGGCTTGGCCGCCGTCCACCGGGAAAGCCTCGCGCGCCTCGGCGACACCTTGCCCTACATCGGAGAGGGCGGGTTCCGGTGGCGTCCGTTTTGCGTGCCCTTCTACCGTCCAGGCATCCCCGCGAGCGAGGGCGTCCGCTACTACGCGGACGACTACTCGCTTTGCGTCCGGCTCCGGGAGACGGGCACGGCGCTCTGGTGCCACCCGGAGTATCTTGCCGGGCACGCCGTCCCGAGGGTGATCAGGAGCCTTCAGGCCTGAACGCGGGGCAGGGCAGCACGGCGCAGACCGCGGCGAGGCTTTCGCCATCAATCACGTCGCGGTGGCCGGCGTGCCCCATGATGCCGTCGCCCTCGATGTGGTCGGCGCCGAGGACGTGGCCGAGCTCATGGGCGATGGTGCGCCAGCGCTGAGCCTCACCCGTGGCCTGGTTGATGTCGACGCGCGAGCGGTCCGCGGGGGTCATCCCGGGCGCCGCGCTGCCGTCCGGGCGCCGGATGTCGAGCACCAGCGAGACGGGGACGCCGCCCTCGCCGAGCGTGATGCTGCAGCCCGTGGCGGCGCTCCAGCGGTCGGCGGCCGCTGCCGTCGCCTCCACCAGCACGGGGCCGGGGGAGAGCACCACGGAGCACGCGGGGGCGGCGGTTAGTGCCAGCCCAGGCGGCGCCTCCTCGTCCGGGGGGGTAGACGATCCGGCGCACGCCTGAGCGAGCAGGGCGAGCAGTAGCACGGCGGCGCGGGTCATTGCGACACCCACGGGGCCAGGGCCGAGCGCTCCTCGGCGCTGAGCGAGCGGGGGTCGCACCCGAACATCTCCCGCCAGCGGGCGAGATAGGCCAAGCGCTGCCGCTCCGCCGTTGCGAGCCGCGTCACCCGTCGCGCCGCCATCGCGAGGCGGATAGCGAAGTAGGCGACCGCGAGCCCCGCCATCCAGGCGAGGACGACGGGGGCGTTATCGCCGTTCAGAAAAAGCTTGAAAACGAGTCTTGCCACCCCCTGAGCGTGACCGGTGACACACCGCCGTGCAACACGACCGATTTGGGGCGACCCATAGGGGAGCGGCGGGCCCGTTGTCTCGCGCCAACCGCGTTTACCCGGCCGCTCCGAAGATTGCACCCCCTTACGGCCAGCGCGGGGGCCAACGCTAGGGCCAAGGACGGCCCGGCCTGACAACGATTACCCGATCGTCGCCCTCGGTTCCGGCTGAGCCCGGACGCGCTGGTTCAATGACCGCACACGGGCTCCAGGGTAGGTCAGAAAATACCCAGGGTCAAAATTGACCCCTGAACGGGTGCGCGGTAGGCTTCCGGGCCAGGAGGTCCGCGTGCGAAAAGTGTCAATCGGGGTGCTCATCGGGATCGGCGCGATGTGGTTCGCGGTCGCGTGCGGGGTCGGCGGGATGTCGCCGCTTTCGCGGTGCAAGCTCGACGCGATCCGGGTCCTGCCCGCGGACCCCCTGCAGGCGACGGTCTACGACGCAATCGACGTCATCGAGCGCATCCGCGCGTGCCATCGCGCCATCAAAAACGACGGGGGAGCGCCGTGACAGACGGGCCGCGCAAGCCGCCGCCGCGTTTCCCGCGCCCGGGCGACAAGCTCGAGCGGTTCGGCGCCGAGGACGAGCCGCCGGAGACCCAGCGCGAGGTCATCGTGCCGCCGCCGCCGCGCCTCCCGCTGCCGCGCGAGCCGTTCAAGCTGGTGAAGGGCCGAGCGGAGAGCTACGTCGAGCTCAGCGCGCAGATCGCCGACATCGGCACGCGGCTCGAGGCGGTCGTGTCGAGCCAGGCGGTCCTCATTGGCCTGTCGCGTAAGCAAGCGCTCCAGATCGACGGGCTCGGGTCGATCGTGGAGCTGTTCTAATGGCGCTCGGCGCTCTATCGCTCCGGCGGCTTCACACGTGCCACCCGGACCTGATCGGCCTCATCCTGCAGGTCGCCAAGGGCGTGGACGAGGGCGATCTGGCCTACGCCGGCGTCACCGACATCACCGTTCTGTGCGGGTTCCGCGGCGAGGCCGAGCAGAACCAGGCCGTCGCCGACGGCGCGAGCAAAACGCCGTGGCCGCGGAGCGGGCACAACACCTACCCCGCCGATGCGGTGGACGTCGCCGTGTATCCCGTCGAGTGGAAAGCCCCCGACTACACGCGCAAGATGGACGCGCTCCACGCGTACGTGGCCGGCGTCGCTCACGCGCTCGGGATTGACCTCCGCGACATCAGCTGGGATCGCCCACACATCCACAGGAACGTGCCGTGAAACTCCCGGTCCGCCTCACGTGGGTCATCATCGAAAAGGCCGTGGACGGCGCGTTCGCGCTGGCGATGGCCATCGATCGCGGCATCGATAACTGGAAAGCGCGCAAGCCCAAGGGGCTCACCTACAAGGACGTCCAGCACCAGCAGGACCAGATCGCACGGGCCACGCGCTCGCGCGCGAAAACGGTCGTGCTGCCCAGGAAGGGCGAGCCGTGATGTACACCGGACCGCTCAACTCCGAACGGCGCCGCGTCATCGAGGAGTATCGCCTCATGAACCGGGCTGAAACCGCCGGGCTTTCGGACGTGCAGGTGGAGGCGCTCGCGCTGGGGCTCCCGGGCGCGAGCACCGAGGCGCTCGTCCACACGCTGAGCCAGCGCGGCTACGGCGTCGTGCTCGAGGTGGGGTGATGCCCGTCGAGCTCCTACAAATCCCGATCAACGCCGGCCAGCGCGAGGACCTCGACGAAAAGGTCATGCCCGATGGCCTGTTCAAGCAGGTCACGAACGGGCGGCTCCGCAAGAGCGGCGAGCTCGGGGTGCGGTTCGGTTATCGTGCGTTAACGGCGTCCTGCTTTGGCGGCGGGACGCTGAAAGCATTCGACGTCGTAAGCCACGCCGGGAGCCTCCTCGCGTTCGGCAGCGAATCGAGCAGCGCGGGCGGCCCGGAGAAAGTGTTCACGTTTTCGGACGACACGAACCAGTGGAAAGGGGAGGACGTCGGGACCCGCATCCGGGCCTTTTCCGCCATCACGGAGCTCACCCAGGTATTCCGCCCGCCGTTCGTGAAAACGGACGAGGATCAGCTCTACGACATCGCGTATGCAAACGGACACGTCGCCCTCGTGTTCGAGGGCCACGCCACGGAGGGGAACGTCTATGTCCACATTTTCGACCCAGACACCGGCGCTGCATTGTACTCCGCCACGGTCGCCAGCCGCACGCACCCACGGGTGTGTGGAGTGGGGTCGGTTTTCGTTTTCGCCTGGCAAGATTCGAGCGATGACGTCCGCGCCGCCACGTTCACGGTGGGCACCAGCACTGCACTCAGCGCAGAAACCGTGCTGCACAACACCGGGACCGTCGGTGACGGCATCGACCTTGCTCCAGTTTCAGGGGCCAGCGAATTCCTACTCACCGTGGTCCGGAGCGACACTAACGTCGCAACCATCCGCCGCTGCACTACCGCTCTCTCGGTGTCTGCCACCGGGACCCTCACCGACACCGACGTGGCGCTTGCGTCGGCTGTGTCCGTTTCTGGTGGGCGCACGACCGTCGCCTATGTCGACACCAGCGGAAACTACTCCGCGCAAAGCTTTACGACCTCGACGCTCGTATCGGCGGTAAGCCCGGTCTCCCTGTTTGGCGGCGCGACCAGCGCGACCCCCGCGCGCCCGCCGGGCATCGTGCGCAAGAACAGCACTCAGCTGGTCATCACGGCGGCGACCCCGGACACCTACGACCACCGGCTTTTCAGTGATCTGCGCACGGAGAGCACGCTCGCGCTGGTCACCGCGAACACGTTCCGGGAGGTGAGCCAGCAATCCAAACCGTTCGTGTCGCCCGATGGGCGGTTCGTCGGTGTCGTCTCGCCCTACGGCAAGGAGACCGTCCGAAACTTCACGGGCATATTCGACGTGGAGTACGGCCGCGGGTTCGAGTGCCAGCACCACCGCGGGTACGCGGTCGATGCGCGGCAAGGGTGGCTGGGCAGCGTCGCGACGGACGGCGCTGCTACCGGCGCGCGCTACTGGGCGGTGTTCCCCGTGACGGACTTGAACTGCTCTCACATGCCCGTGGTGATGCAATTCAAGGCGCAGAGCCCCGAGCGGCGGCAGACCGCGAGCCTCGGCGGGAACCTCTACATCGCGGGCGGGTTCGTCGGGAACTGGGATGGCCAGCGCACGGTGGAGGCCGGGTACCTCGACACGCCCATCATCGTCTCCGCCACGCCGTCGAACGGCGCGGGCGCGCTCACCCCGAGCTCGACCTACACGTACAGCGTCGTGTTCGACTGGTACGATAAGCAGGGCAATCGCCACATGAGCCAGCCGAGCCTGGATCGGCAGATGGTCACCGGCGCGAGCGATGACACGGGGACGCTGGTGGTCACGACGCCTCACTCGGTGCGCATCGCCCAGGGCGGCGACCGCGCGAGCCGCATCATCCTCTATCGGAGCCAGCGCGCCCCCGACAAGGTGGGCCGCCGCACGGTGTTCGAGTTTCCCAGCGGGACCTTTTCGGAGACCATCACGCTGACAGACCTCGCGAGCGATGCGGAGGTGCTCACGCAAGAAATCATCTACACGCAAGGGCCGCGCGGCACGCTCAGCGGGCCCAAGCCCCACAACGCGCCGTTCCCCGCGCGCTATCTCGCCGCGGGCCGCGATCGCATCACGAACGGCGGGCTCCCGTTTTCGACCCAGCTCCAGCGCAGCAAGCGCTTTTTCCCGGGCGAGCCCATGAACTGGAGCGACACGCCCGGGCACTTTGCCACCGTCGGCGGCGACATCACCGCCG